CCCCTACAAGGGAATTGTTCGCCCATACCCCTACAAGGGAATTGTTCAGGTATAAAACGCTTGACTTAATGAAAAATCTGCTGTAAAAACCTAACAAAGGAGTACAAAAATGAAAAAAATCTTGGTTGGAATGGAAACATCTGGAACGATACGTCAAAAATTTAGAGACGCAGGCTTTGATGCATGGTCAATAGACTTGTTACCTTCCTTAGACAACAGCCCTTATCATGTTGTGGCAAATGTCTTTGACTTTTTAGACTCTGATAAAACTGTTTGGGACCTAGCTATTTTTCACCCATCTTGCACCTATCTTACATGTTCGGCTGAATGGGCGTATAAAGAGCCTGACTATCTTAGGTATCCTGACGTTGGATATCATCAAAGGGTAAACAAAGACACTTTAGTAGGAAGTAAAAGGTTTGCTGCAAGACTAAATGCATTTGATGATTTTGTAGAATGCTTAAATACAAGTAATTCTTATAGGATTGCTGTAGAAAATCCTATTGGAATTGTTTCTTCTTGGTTAAGAAAGCCTGACCAAATTATTCAACCATATCAGTTTGGAGAAAATGCCTCTAAAGCAACTTGTCTGTGGCTTAATAACCTACCTAAACTTGTCCCAACAAATCGGTTTACTGGAAGGTTTGTGATAGATAAAAGTTCTGGTAAGAAAGTGGAACGTTGGTCAAATCAAACTGACTCTGGTCAAAATAAACTTTCTCCTTCTAAAGATCGTTGGGCGGAACGTAGCAAGACTTATGCTGGTATAGCAAAAGCTATGGTAGATCAATGGGGGCATATAGTAAAAAACTCTTGACAAAGCAAAGCGAATTGTTTATCAAAATGGTCTGGACAAATCGTGATGTACCCTCTTGGTTCACTCAAGAAAATCCTTGACTTCCTGAACGAATCAGCCTATACATAATCACACAAGGCAGGACGAACCTGCAACAATGAAAGAATGAAATGACCTTCGATATGACCGCTAAACCCTTCAATAAAGCCAAGTACCTTGCTCCTAACCTTGCTGATATGCTTTCCTATAAGCGTCCTCAAGGTTCTCGCTATCAAAAGAAATTCTGCCGTAGGTTCCTTGAGCCTGTGTTTGGTCAACCTGACCGTCACGGCAACTATACATTGATTATCAATAATCATAACAATACACTTCCTAATATTGCCTTCATGTCTCACCACGACACTGTTCATAAAGATGATGGGATTCAATCTCTTTTTTATCAAGGTGATGTTGTAGGTACTACTGGTAAGGATTGCTTGGGAGCAGATTGCACCACTGGCGTCTATATCATGCTCCGTATGATTGAGGCTAAAGTTCCCGGTGTCTATGTGGTTCACGCTGCTGAAGAGATTGGCTGTGTAGGGTCTAGTAACCTAGTCAAAGACGCACCTTCTTGGATTGACCATGTGAAGGCTGCTATCAGCTTTGATCGTAAGGGTTTTGATAGCATTATTACACACCAAATGTGTATGCGTACTTGCTCTGATGCTTTCGCTGACAGCTTCTCTGCTATCCTTGATATGGGCCACAAGAAAGACGATACTGGCTCTTACACGGATAGTAATGAGTATGTGGGGGTTATTGGAGAATGCACTAACCTTTCGGTGGGGTATCTCAATCAACACACTATCCGTGAAACCCAAGATCTTGCGTTTGTGGAAGACTTGATTGACCACCTGATTAATGCTGATTGGTCCTGCCTTGTCTTTAAGCGTCAAGCTGGTGATGTGGAATATGATAAAAACTACTACACCTTTGGCAAGAAAGGTTCCTCTAAAAGCACTAACTCTGGTTACGGCTGGCCTTCTCTTGACTACTATGACGACACCTACTATCAAGAAAAGACAGACTATGCCTACAAGGGAGAGCCTTCTATAAGTGAACTGCAAGACCTTGTTTCAGTAATCAAGAAGTACCCTGAGCAAATTGCGGATATCTTGGCAAGTTATGGGTACTCTGCTGATGGTCTGATTGATGATTGTGTTGACCTTCGTGACAAGTGGAATCGTAAGTATAGAAATGTGGGGGCCTAAATGAGGATGGTGTTTGTTTTTGGAAGTAACCTTGATGGTATTCATGGTGCAGGGGCTGCAAAATATGCCCACAAAGAACTTGGGGCACAGTGGGGAGTGGGGGAAGGGATGACAGGGGCCACTTACGCTCTCCCCACCAAAGGTCATAAACTCTCTTACATGAGTCTGGAACAGATTGATCCTTACATTAAAAACTTTCTTGATTATGCAAAAGAGAATCCCTCTTGCACTTTTGCTCTAACACCAATAGGTACGGGTTTAGCTGGTCACAGGAAGAAAAGTATTTGGGGTATTTTGGAAAAGTATGGTGTTCCTAAAAATGTTTACCTTACCTCTACTTGGGTAACAGAGTAAAAAGTTCTTGACGAATCGCTGAAGACCCTCTATACAGAATACAACGAACAACGAAAGGAACTGACAATATGAATGATGTGATTGACTTCATTAACCCGCAAGATGTTTACAGCTTTGTCGAAGGTAAAGGTACTAAGATTGCCACCGTTACCTTTATCAAGGCTGATGGTACTGAGCGTATTTGTAATGGACTGTTCAAGCCTGTTAGTCATATTGTTGGTTCTGAGCGTGGATATAAGCAAGGACAAGACATGCGGGCTAAGGGAATTGTTCCTATGTACGACCTCAAGAAAGGTGCATGGATTTGCTTCTATGCAAATAAGGTGATCAATGCAAAGTAAGTCTGTGAAATATATAGTTACAGAATATACTAGTCCTGTTTATTATTATTATCCAAACAAACTTGTTTCATGGCATTTCACAGAAGAAGGCTTAAAAGAGTACTTGCAAAAATATGGGACTTATAATAAGGTAGTCTGGAAGATCGAATCAGTGATTATCCCTGAAGGAAATATCACCCTAACAGAGGTACAAAAATGAGCGTCTACGAAGAAATCATCCCCGGCCCTGACTTTGTTGTGGTTTCATTTCCACTTCATGGTAAGTATTATGAAGTTGAGGCTTATGTTACCAAACATGCCACAGGTATGCGTTACTATGAGTGGGACACAGGTGCATCAGGTTGGCAGGTTATGACTTACCCTACCTTCGCTTTTGAAGGGTTTGATGACGATGATATGGCTCTAGTGTTTGACACTAATGAACTGAAGAAACTTGAAGATGATGCTAACCAAGCATACTGGGATAAAGTAGGAGAATACGCATGATTGATGATGATATCCAATTCGACCCTGACTTTGACGATATTGATCAGGTGTGGCAAGACTTTTGGGAGGGTATTTTTGATGACCTTCCCGAAGAAGCTGATGAAGCTGACCTTACTGCCTTCTTTGATGGCATGATTGATTGCTATGGCTTGACTGATCAAGAAGCCATTGATATGCTGGCAAAGCATATTATCATTCGTTCTAGTAATATCAATAAACCAAAAGGGTATCTCCACTGAAACCCTATATGACAATGTTTGTTCCTGCCCAAGAGTATGTACATCAGTTAGAGCAATTGATTGACATTAACTACAGGGTAGGGACACCACAAGAAGCTGAAGTCTTTCAGCATGAACTTCAATCGGTAGTAGAGTACAATGAACATACATTGAGTGCTTACTATCCAGTATATATGACCACCAACAAAACAACCACACCAAAGGAAACTACTAATGCTTAAGTTTAATATTGGCGATAAAGTTACTCTTAATCCCAGTTTGGATATGAATAACTACTCTAAAGACTATCAAGAAGTGTTTAACAATATGCCTATTGGTACTGTAACCAAAGTGTACCCTCTNTTTATTATTGATGATATTGAACATGTTTGGCCTTACAACGTATACTTTCCGGGGTTCAGTGAAACCACTGACGACCTCTTTCCTTGCTTCTCTTGGGAGTTGGCTTATGTTGGTGTATGATAATCACACAGAATGTGACTTTTGTGGTGATAAGGTTCCTGATAGCCTCATTGTTATGAGTGGAGCCTTTGCTATGGTACAGTCTATCACTTGTCTTGCTTGTGCCATGCTGGAAAATGACTACTTTGAAGATGATGGAGAGGATGATGATCAACCTTATCCTGAAGACTAAGTATACAGATGATTGGAAGGACTTCTATGAAGTAGAGGACTTCTTAGAGTATCTAGAAGAGGAAGATGAACACATCCTTGATGGGGGATATTCAGGGTGGGACAAACCCTAAAGTAAGATGGATGTTGTTCGTCAGAGTTCAAGGGGCAAATGAAAATAAATTTCCCCTTGACGAATCACTGACAAGTCTGTATGTAGACACTTGAAGAGGAAAGAAAATGATCTGTTACAAAGATATGACCTTCTGTGTGGCTAAGTGTGATAACAAAGACTGCTCTGGTATGCTTACAGACGAAGTGAGGGCTAATGCTGCTAAGTGGTGGGGTTCAGATGAAGCACCCATTGCTGTAAGTGACTTTACCTATAACTGTTTCTTTTACATACCGAGGAAGTAAGACATGAAGCCTATCCATATGGAACTAATTGGCCAAAACACTGTAGTATATGATAACCACAGCATCACAGGGCGTGGAGGTAACAGTGGCATACCCTATATGGCTAGGCACCTTATTTCACTAGGATATGACCCTATGTCTGAGGTACTTTGCTACAGGAAAGGAACTGTGTGTTTCTCATCCACTACACTTGACTTTTGGGCTAAGGTTAACTATGTAGAGACTGATGACAAAAGCGTGAAGCGTAAGAAGTATACACCTTTCAAATGGGGGACTACAGATGATCCTGACAACAGCCGCAGCGTATTGCCTAGCACTTAATGTGTACTTTGAGGCTAGGGACCAAGACAAAGACGGTCAGCGTATGATTGCTGAAGTCACTATGGAACGTGTCCATCGTACAGGCTTTCCTAAGACTGTTTGTGGCGTTGTTTGGGATAAAGGTGCATTTAGCTGGACAGATGACGGTAAGCCTGATAAGCCTACAGACACTAAAGCATGGCTACAGGCTCAGATGATTGCCAATGAGGTATTGCTCAACGGTTGTGAACTTTGTACTGGTGCTACCTATTACCACACCATTGCTGTTGACCCTTACTGGGATAAAGGCTATAACTACATCGGCAAGTGGGGGAATCACTTGTTCTATGCTAAAAAAGGTTGTGATGAATGAGTGAAAATATACATCTTCCCTGTCCATTTGACAACTGTGAATCTTCTGATGCCTTTGACTACGAAGATTCTAAGAAGGTAGGGTTTTGCAGAAGCTGTGGACAATCCTATCCACATAAAAATATGAGGCTTAAAGATTGGGCTAAAGATGCCTATCCCCTTAAGGGGTTTGTTCAGAAAGAGGAAGAAGTGAATACAAGCTATGCTGTAATAGAAAATAAAGACGGAGAGTACCTAGAACATCGTGGAATTCTCCCTAGGGCTATGGAATTCTATAAGTGCTTGACTTACAGTGACTCTAATGATAATCCAATTAAGCATGTTTACGTATACCCTGACGGTGGAAATAAGACCCGAGTATTCCCGAAAGAGTTTTATGTAGGCAAGTTTAAGAGTGATCAACTTTTTGGTATGAACCTCTTTCCTGCTGGTTCTGCTGAAGCTGTGACTATCACTGAAGGTGAACTTGACGCTATGTCAGCCTTTCAGATGCTTGGTTCTAAGTATCCGGTTGTCTCTTTGCCCTCTGCTACCCCTTCTAAGAAACTCCTTGAGAATTGTAAGGATTGGCTTGGCTCATTCAAGAAGATTTATCTTTCTCTTGATGCAGATGACAAAGCTGATAAGTTTGCCACAAGCCTAATGCACTTGTTTCCGGGACGTGTCTATAAAGTCCCTCACGATAAGTTTAAGGATGCTAATGAGTTTCTTCAAGCTGGTTGTGGTGAACAGTACCGTAAAGCGTGGTGGTCCTCAGGTCTTTACACTCCTGAGAATATCTATGCCACAGAAGAAAAGTTCCTAGAACTTCTTCACGATACTCCTGACCATAGTTTTGTTCCTACTGGTATTGAAGCACTAGACGAGAAAATCCTTGGTCTTATGCAAGGACACTTCACTGTTATTAAAGCCCCTACAGGCATTGGTAAGTCTGAGTTTATGCGATACTTGGAATACAACTTTATCAAGAACCATCCTACTGTACGTTTTGCTACTTGGCACCTTGAAGAGACTAAGTTGCGTTCTCTGCTTGGTGTGGTTTCCTACTATCTCAAAGACGATCTTACTCGAAAGGACTTGATCACTAAGAAGGGTCGTATGGCTGACGTAGAGGCTGCTATCAAGCATATCACTCACAATACAGGGTATATGCAGTTCCACATTGATGACGCTGATGCAGAGGCTCTGGTAGAGCAGATCAGGGTGCTTACTCAAGTTTATGGGTGTCAGTATATCTTCTTTGAACCTATCCAAGATGTGGTGACAATCTCTAATGACGATAGTAAAGAAGCATTGCTTGCTGACTTGTCTGTTCGACTGTCTAAACTTGCTGCTGACCTTAATGTAGGCATTGTTACTATTGCTCACACTAACGAGAATGGTGATCCTAAATACTGTAAGATGATTGCTCAACGGGCTTCAGTCATTATCGACCTTGATCGTGATAAGGAAGCTGATAATATGCTTGACAGGAACACTACAAAGCTGGTAGTTAAGAAGAATAGACCTTGCGGACTTGAAGGTAATTCAGGTGAGTTGGTCTTTGATGGTGACACGTTCACCCTTAGTGAAAAAGGCAGTTGGTAAAACCAACAAAGAAAGGTAGTTGAAAATAATGAATATTATCGTCCTTGATAGTGAAAGTGATGGGCTGTGGGAAGAAGCCACCAAAATTCATGTCCTGTCTTGGACGGATGATGGGGTAAACTTTCAGTCTACTAATGACTACGATACAATGCGAAAGGTACTAAGTGTACCAAATACTAAGTATGTTGCACACAATTCAATTCGTCACGATTTGCCTTTGTTTAACAAGTTGCTTGGAACTGAACTAACTTACCGTGATTTCATTGACAGCCTTGCACTCTCTTGGTATCTAAGCCCTGAGCGCCCTAAGCATGGTATTGAAAGCTATGGTATTGACTTCAAGGTTCCTAAACCTAAAGTAACTGATTGGGAAAATCTTTCCTATGAAGAGTACAAACATCGTTGCGAAGAAGATGTTAAGATCAACTGGCTCTTGTGGAAAGATCAAGAGAGAAAGCTAACCGCTTTGTATAAAGGCGGTGATATGAACCAGTTTATCGAGTACTTGTCCTTCAAGATGGATTGTGCAAGGGAACAAGAACTAATCAAAGTACGTCTTGATGTTGACCTTTGTACAAAGTCTTATGAAACGCTCCTTCAACAGAAGGAAGAGAAGACTGTAGAACTTTCTAAGGCTATGCCTAAGAAGCCTATCTACAAAGAGGTCAAAGAGCCTGCCAGTATCTATAAGAAAGATGGCTCTTTGTCTGTGGCAGGTAAGAAGTGGTTGGATACCCTGATCACATTGAAACTACCACATAATACTAAGGGTTCCTTTAACATTATTGACCACTATGAAGAGGGAAATCCTAACAGCCCTGATCAGGTCAAAGAGTGGCTTCATAGTTTGGGTTGGAAACCACAGACCTTCAAGTATGTGAAGGACAAGACTACAGGCAAAGAAAGGATGGTTGAACAAGTCAGAGACGAAGGGGAACTTTGTGAAAGTGTAACCGATCTAATCGAAAAAGACCCCGCAGTGGAAATTTTGGAGGGTTTGACTGTTATCAGTCATCGTCTTTCAATCTTCAAATCCTTCTTGGAGTGCCACAAAGATGGTTGGCTTAAAGCTGAGATTGCAGGCCTTACTAATACGCTTCGCTTTAAGCACTCTAAACCTCTTGTCAATCTTCCCGGTGTAGACAAGCCTTGGGGTAAAGAGATTAGAGGTTGTTTGCTACCACCTGAAGGTTATGTTTGGGCGGGTAGTGATATGGTAAGTCTTGAGGATACTACTAAACGTCACTACATGATGCCTCTAGACCCCAGTTATGTTACAGAAATGAGCGCACCCGGTTTTGACCCTCACCTTAATCTTGCTCACTTTGCAGGAGTAGTCACACAAGAGCAGATTGACCTATACAACGATGGTAAGTTGAACCTTAAGCCCATCCGTAAAAAATACAAAGCCGCTAACTATAGCTGTATCTATGGTGTAGGTAAGGCAAAACTTGCTAGGACCCTTGATATCCCTGTGAAGGAAGCTGAAGGCCTTATTGAGGCATATTGGAGGCGCAATTGGTCAATCAAGCGTGTCTCTGAAAGCCAGAAGGTAAAGATTGTAGACTCTCAAATGTGGCTACAAAACCCTGTCTCTGGTTTCTGGCATAATCTTCGTGCTGAGAAAGATATCTTCTCAACTCTTAATCAAAGTACAGGTGTTTACTGTTTTGATACTTGGCTTTACTTTTCACGTCTACTTGGGCTTTCTGCTTCCTTCCAGTTTCACGACGAACAAGGTGTAGCTGTCAAGATTGGCGAAGAAGACTTTGCAAGAGAATCGTTGAAAGATGCTATCGGATATGTTAATAAGAAGCTTAAGCTGAATGTGTTGCTTGATGTTGACGTTCAGTTGGGCAAAAATTATGGTGAAGTTCATTGAAAAATACCCTTTAGTCTACTTGACTTTTGAAATACAACACCTATATCATACTTCCTAGCGGGAAATAAGCTTGCTAGGAAGCAAAACCCCGACAAACATCGGCCACGAAAAATTGGTCAAAACATAACAGGAATACAGGAAAACATGGCTACTAATACCAAATACAAAGAAGTTACCACCGTTGGTCCGATTGAATGGGCACGTATCTTTGAAGACAATCGGGATATGGAAGGTTATGAAGGCGCTTATGCCGATTGTGAAGGCGCATATACGGTAACTCAAATCCTTGCCAAGGATCAGTATGAAAAGCTGAAAAAGGCTGGCTCAATGAAGAAGCCTATCCAATCTCGTATGATGGATGGTGTTATTGCCATTAAGTTTGAACGTAAGCATCTTGTCACTACGAAGTCTGGTGATGTTATCGCTAAGGCTGGTGGAGCGCCAAAGGTCACTAACGCTGCGGGTAAGCCTTGGAGTGTTGAAGATGATGGCCTGATTGGTAATGGGACTATTGCTGAAATTACCCATCTGGTTCAGACTTTCCCAGTTAAAGACCCTAAGACTGGTAAAGATAGCACTGCTTCTCGGACTTCTTTGCAGAAGATTAAAATCGTTGATCATGTTGTTTATGAACGCCAAGAAGAGGATGCAGCATAATGGATTATTTGTTCAATATGTTTGACCAAGAAACTGGTTTTGAAGTTGTTGTCAAACGGGATAGCATTGACGATATCAATGATGTTCTTGAACTCTTCTACACCTTCCTTCATGGTTGTGGTTATACCTATGTAAGTAGGGTTGGTGTGCAGTTCGATAATAAAGATGAAAAATGGACCCTCTAATGTTTATGCAAATTTTTGCTTCGGTACTAGTGGTGCTCAACGTTATTGCCGCAGTATTTACTTCTGATGAACAAAAGGAAACAAACTACTTGCTTTGGGCAATTTTGATTGCTTTTCCTTTGTATCTTGGAGCCTATAAGTGACCACAATTAATGCTAAACTGGTAGCCCTCACCCAACCAACTATTGGGGTGGGGGCCGGTAATGCAGAATCCTTTGTTGCTTATTGTGCAAGGATTTCTAATCCCTCTAATCAAGAGAATCCAGATTATGAAAAACTTCTAGCCTATTGTGTAAAGCATAAACATTGGTCAATCTTTGAAATGGCTAATGCTGTTGTAGAAGTTGAAGCCCCTCGGGACATTACTCGTCAACTTCTTCGTCATCGTTCTTTCTCATTCCAAGAATTTAGTCAACGGTACTCTGACGAGATTGAGTTTACTACTCGGGAAGTTCGTGGACAAGATTTTAAGAATCGTCAAAACTCTTTGGACAATATTAGTGAAGAGTTGAAAGGGGATGCTGCTGTTGGGCTTAAGCAAGTAAAAGACCGTGCATATGGTGAGTATCTATACCTTCTGAATGAGGGTGTGGCTAAGGAGTGTGCAAGGGTAGTCCTTCCTGAAGGACTTACTATGAGCCGCCTATATGTTAATGGAACCTTGCGTTCTTGGATTCACTATCTTGAAGTACGCGATGATCCCGGTGTAACTCAATGGGAACATGTATTGCTTGCTCGAAAGATTAAAGAGGTGCTGCTTCCAGCTTTCCCAACTGTCTTTAAGACCTTGGATAGTTTGAATGGCTGAAGAAATTATTCTGACAACTTTACAAATTGCTCATATTAATGGGTTGTTTGCTAGAAACAAGAAAGCTAAACAAATCAGCCTTTCTATGCAGGAAGGAGAATTGATTATTAAACTTCAATCTCCAAAAAAGGTAAAGGTTAATAAGAATGCAGACTAAGATTCAGGCTATTAAAACCCTATTGAACGGTTTTGATTATACTTGTCTTGTGGAGGAAGTTTTCCAAAAAGAACTTGAAATGTTTTACAACGATCTTCATAACCCTCTATATTGTAAAGAGGGACTTGGTGAAAAGGAAAGAAATACTCTTAAAAAAGCTGTTTTGAGTCTTTATGAACACTATTTTGGGACAAACAGGACCGCTATCCTTAAGGGCGCTTATAAATGAAGCTTCTCATTGATATGGATATTATTGCATATCATGCAGTCTTTTCTGCTGATGGTGATACTGTCTCTGGTGTTGTTGATAAGATTGACAGCATTATGGAGAAAATCCTTTCAGCCACAGAAGTCCCTTGTGAATATCAAGGATACCTTACTGGTAAAGGCAACTTTAGACATGAGATTTCTGACGTATATAAAGCCCAACGTCCCAAGGAAAAGCCTATCTTGTTGAACTTCGCTAGAAACTATCTGGTAGAAGAGTGGGATGCAATCATCATTGAGGGCCAAGAAGCTGACGATGCTATTGCTATTGAGGCTGCTAGGATCGGATATGATGAAGCAATCATTGTGTCTATTGACAAAGACTTCAAGCAACTGCCTTGCCTTATCTATAACTATCAAAAAGACACTTGGCATAAGATAGGGGAATGGGAAGCTACCCTTAACTTCTATCTTCAAGTTCTGACAGGGGATAGGGCTGACAATATCAAGGGTGTTGATGGTATTGGTCCAGTTAAGGCAATGAAGCTTTTGTCTGGTTGCTTTGACGAGAAAAGCCTTTACAAAGCCTGTCTAGTAGCATATGACAATAAAGCAGATGAAGTTCTGAAGAGTGCGAGGTTGCTGTGGTTGCGACGAGAAGAAGGTCAAATGTGGGAACCGCCTTTTCTAGGGGATACCGTTCAGGCCTAGAAAATAAAGTAGCCAAGCAACTTGAAGAGGCTGGTGTCAAGTTTGAGTATGAAACCACAAAAATCAAGTATAAAGTGGAAGAAGAAAGAACTTATACACCAGACTTCGTACTTCCTAATGGCATTATTGTAGAGACTAAAGGCAGATTTGTGACTGAGGATAGGATGAAGCACCTTAAGATAAAGTTGCAATATCCTGACAAAGACATACGATTTGTCTTTACAAACTCTAAGAATAAGATTAGAAAGAACTCGCCTACCAGTTATGCAGACTGGTGTACCAAGAACGGCTTTAAGTTTGCTGACAAACTAATCCCAATGGAGTGGATCAATGAGTAATGATATGCTGCTTATTTGGAGCATTATTGAAGGTCCCTTTTCAAGTCAAGATGTTGAAGGTTGGGATCAAGAAGAAGATGGCCCTGATTGCTGGATTATTGTGGCTCAGACAGAAACGAGTTATGGTAGTTTAGAAATCAAAGAAATCTACTTTGAAACCTTTGATGGTGCCTATGAACTAGTTAAATATTTCACTCATGGCAGAGCGCCATATGTAATTGAGGGATGGTCATGATAACTGAAGTTTATGCTCTTATTAAAGGTTGGACAGGAGGGGTTCAAACTTGGCCTGTTGCTGTTTTCTCAAGCCTGTATGACCTAGAGCAGCACATGAAGGATAAAAAAGCTATCCACAACTTTAATGGTAACATTGTTGCAGCTTGGATGGACGAAGACTTTACATACACTTGGGCTAGTGTGGACTTTTATGGGTAAAACAGCTATTGTATATACTTGCGGACATGCCAAGCCTGATGTATCTAATGAACGGTACAACTGGCTTGGTAAGTTGATTGAAGACATTAAGCCTGATTATGTGGTTGATCTAGGTGATGGGGCTGATATGGCAAGCCTTAACTCCTTTGATAGCCGATATCCACAAGCAATCATGGCTCAAAGCTATGAGAAAGATATTGAAGCGTATAACGATGCAAATGAGCGCATTTGGGGCCGCTATAGGACTAGCAAAAAGAAACGCCCTTTCAGGATTGGGTTTGAAGGAAACCATGAAAACCGTATCAAAAAAGCTTTGGCAACTGATCCTAGACTTGAAGGAAGTAAGTACGGAATTTCTTTTTCCCACTTACAGACCGACTATTGGTTTGATGAATACCACGAATACCATAATGCTGGGCCAGCAATCGCTGATTATGATGGTGTTAGCTATTCGCACTATTTTTCTGCTGGAAACTTCGGTTCTGCTATGTCTGGCATTCATCATGCTTATGCACTTATCCAAGCTAGGAACCATTCTTCTACTTGCGGCCATAGCCATAAACGTAGTATCTATTTCAAAGACGGAGCGCATCCATCAGGTATTATTGGACTTGTTGCGGGCTGCTTCAAGGGGGCAGAAGAAGGATGGGCAGGCCAATCAAACCTTGCTTGGGCTAAAGGTGTCGTAATTAAACGCAACATTGACCAAGGTATGTATGACTTTCAATGGGTGAGCATGGAGGCTCTGGAAAAGGCTTATGGGTAAACGTTCAACAAAAGAAACTACTTTTGTAAAGAAACCGAGGGACTATTATCCTACTATTGACCCTGCTGCTGTATCTGCCCTTCATGGGCATCTACTACCTAATACTTGGTTCATAGAGCCTTGTGCAGGGGCTGGCGACCTAGCTAAGGGTTTGGTTAAAAAAGAACATCAGTGCGCTGCGCTGTACGATATTGACCCTCAATGGGACCTTGTGGTACAACGTAGTTGCCTGAGCCTTAGCAAATATGAAGTCACAAGGGCAAGTTGCTTTATTACTAATCCTCCCTTTACTTGGTCTATGCTACAACCTATTATGGACCATCTAATTAATCTTCTTCCAACTTGGCTGTTGCTACCCGCTGATTATATGCACAATGTTCGTATGGGACCCTATATGAAACAATGTAATAAGGTTATCAGTATTGGCAGACTTTACTGGGAAGAAAACAAAGTCAAAGGTGTTGACAACTACTGTTGGTATTCCTTTGATAAAGATCATAATAACAACACTGTTTTTGTGGGACGATAATGAATAAAGAAGATATTAAAAAGCTGATGGAAACTTATGGTTATCAGCGTATCCTTGCAGACCATAATATCTCTTTGTGGAAATCACTTGAAATCCTAGATGATCTAGGCTATATTTTTCTTGAGCNTTATGAGGACAAAGAATGATTGATAATATGATGCTAGCTTCGCTAACAGTAACTTGTATCTCTTTGCCGATAATTGCAGTAGCTATCTGCTTTGACATTGTTCGGGATATTATTAATGGCTAAATGGGAAATGAACAATATGACACCTCTCGATATGGTAACGCAGTTCGCTGTTGCTATGGGACAACCCCTTGGGCTTCCTTGGGTAACTGGTGAAAAAAGCACTGTTGAAAATATGCGGTTCAGACTTATTGAAGAGGAATTTAAGGAGTTTTCTCTAGAAGACACAGATCTTGTAGCAGCACTTAAAGAACTTGCAGACCTTGTCTACGTGTGCTATGGATATGCTGCCACCTTTGGTTGGGACTTGGATGAAGCTGTAAAACGTGTTCATGCTTCTAATATGTCTAAACTTGGGGATGATGGTAATCCTATCAAACGAGAAGATGGTAAGGTCCTTAAAGGGCCAAACTATAAGAAACCTGACCTAACTGATTTGGTGTAATATGGCTGACATGGTTCAAATCTCGGTTAAAGAATATCTTTCCCTTAAAGATGATGCTAATTGGCGAAGGTGCCTTGAAGCTGGTGGGGTAACATCAGACTGGGAATGGTATAGTGAGGCGCTGGATGCAGGCGGCTATTATGAAGAAGAAGAGGACGAAGAATGACTAATTACTTGCCTACAGACTATCAATCTTTTATTGCCACAAGCCGTTATGCACGATGGCTGGATGATGAAAATCGTCGTGAGAATTGGGGAGAGACTGTTCAACGTTATATTGACAATCTTGTGGTACCTAAAGCTGATGCCCAAACCACAGAAGAGATTCGTGAAGCTATTCTTAGCCTTGAAGTAATGCCCTCTATGCGGGCTATGATGACCGCTGGACCTGCTCTACAACGTGATAATACTGCTGGCTATAACTGTGCTTACCTTGCTGTAGATGACCCTAAAGCCTTTGATGAAGCTATGTTCATCCTTCTGTGTGGTACTGGTGTAGGGTTCTCTGTGGAACGTCAGTATATCAGTAAGCTGCCCGATGTACCGGATACTATGTTCCAAAGCGATGACACTATTATTGTAGCTGACAGTAAAGAGGGTTGGGCTAAGGCATTGCGTAAGCTGATTGCTTATCTGTATGCTGGTGAAATCCCTAAGTGGGACGTGTCTAAGGTTCGTCCTGCTGGTGCAAAGCTTAAGACCTTTGGTGGTCGTGCTTCAGGTCCTGCACCTTTGATTGACTTGTTTAACTTTACCATCAACACTTTTGTTAACTCTAAAGGTCGTAAACTCTCTTCTATGGATTGCCACGACCTTATGTGCAAGATTGGTGAAGTTGTTGTGGTTGGTGGTGTTCGTCGTTCAGCTATGATTAGTCTTTCTAATCTGTCTGATGATCGTATGCGACATGCTAAGTCTGGACAGTGGTGGGAAAAGAATGCTCAACGTGCATTGGCTAACAACTCAGTTGCTTATACTGAGCGGCCTGACATGGAAACTTTTCTTCGTGAGTGGACTTCTCTTGTTGAGTCTAAGTCTGGTGAACGAGGTATTTTCAGCCGTCCTGCGTCTAAAAAGCAAGCTGCAAAGAATGGCCGTCGCAACCCTGACTATGAATTTGGTACCAATCCGTAAGCGATAAATGTGCGGATTTAAAACTTCTCCTGATTGACTTGGAAGGCTGTAGCAAGCCGACAGGGCGCAAGCGTAATGGTAGCGTGAGAGACTAAGCGGAGAAGGCACTAAGACAGTGTATGCGATAGTCCAGCGCACAAGTGGGTATGCTAATGTAACCCCACAGTGTGAGGCAGTGAAATTATTCTAAGACCACAACAATTCTGTAATTTGACGGAATCTGTGATTAGGGCTACAGACACCCTTGATGACTTGATCCGTAAAGTTCGTATCGCAACTATCCTTGGCACTATTCAATCTACATATACTCACTTCCCTTATCTTCGTAAGTCTTGGAAAGACAATACTGAAGAAGAGCGGCTGTTGGGAGTTAGCTTGACTGGTATTATGGACAATACTCTAACTAACAATCCTTGGGAAAATCTGAATGTTATCCTTGATCTTTTGAAGCAAGTTGCTATTGATACTAACAAAGAGTGGGCAGAAAAGCTTGGTATTAATGCTTCTGTGGCTATCACTTGCGTTGACTAATTAGCGCCCTGTTGTGGTAACATAACAGTGAAAATCCTGTGAATTGCTGGAAACCCCTAACGTAAAGACGAGGGCAATCAGCAGCCAAGCCTTGAAAAAGGAAGGTTCAACGACTATCTACGAAGGTAGAGTAGGATCAAGTGATCCGAAGCGCAGGGCATCCTTATAGGATGATGATATAGTCTAGTCTCCTAAGAAACTAGGAGCAGTTTAGGTCTAAAAATGTACATAGTCTATAAAGCAACTTATAAAGATAAGTACTATATTGGTTTTACCAATGACTTGTCTAAAAGAATCTCTTCACACCAGTGTTCAATCAATTCTGGTAAGAAGAGTAAGTTTTATGATTATGCAAGAAAATACAACTTTGATAATTTTGTATTTTCTATAATTGGTGAGTTTGAAGATAAAGAATCTGCCTTTAGTTTTGAGATTGAGAACATAAAACTTTCTGACCCAAATTGCCTAAATTTGGCAAAAGGTGGTGAAGGTGGTTTTGTTATACCCGAATATTTACAAGATGGGTGGAAACAAAAACTAAAGGCTGCTAGACAAGGAAGAAAACCTGCCCAAGGTATGTCACACACAGAAGATAATAAAAACCTCTTTAGTTTGTGTGGAAAAATTCGTTGGGATAAGTATGGTAGGTACCCAAGTGAAGTGATTTCTTTATCTTTCAAAGATGCTAAACAAAAGTATGGCATAAGTAAAACTCATTACTATAGACTTAAACGGGCTGAGAATAACGAACTCAGTTGAATATAAACGTAAACCCTCTGGCACAGTTTCCCAGTTGGTTGACAGTGCAAGTGGTATTCACGCTAGGCATAGTGAGTACTATATTCGTACTGTGCGTGGAGATAACAAGGACCCATTGACCCAGTTTATGAAGGATCAAGGTATCCCTAGTGAACCTGATGTTATGAAGCCTGAAAGCACTACTGTCTTTAGCTTTCCTATGAAGTCTCCCTCTGGTGCTATTACTCGTAATGATATGACTGCCCTAGAGCAACTTGATCTGTGGTTGATCTATCAACGTCATTGGTGCGAACATAAGCCTTCAGTAACCATTACTGTTCGTGACCATGAATGGATGGAAGTTGGTGCTTGGGTCTATAAGTACTTTGATGAAGTGTCTGGTGTATCATTTTTGCCACACTCTGACCACTCTTATCAACAAGCACCTTACCAAGAGTGCTCTAAGCGTGAATACGAAGACGCTCTTGCCTTGATGCCGAAAAAGCTTGACTGGGCAAAGCTTTCAGAGTATGAAACTGAGGATACCTCGAAGGGAACTAGCACTTTTGCCTGCGTCGGAGGATCGTGTGAGGTTGTAGATTTGGTCTAATGAAGAAAGATTTAACAGGACAAACTTTTGGGGACCTCTACGTTGTAGGGGTCTCTGAAAAATCTAGAAATGGCCATTATAGGTATTCCGTAACCTGTGTTTGTGGGACTTCTAAAACTGTTTTAGGAACCCATTTAATTCAAGGTAACACTTCACACTGTGGTTGTAAAACTTTAAGAGTTAGTGCAAATTACCAAGGTTATAAGGGTGTTGGCAAAACTTATTGGAGTTCATTAAAACGGGGTGCTAATGGTGAAAAAGGAAGAAAGTCTCTCGACTTTAATTTGACCATAGAGTATATTGGAGACCTGCTAGAGAGACAAGAATATAAGTGCAAACTTAGCGGCTTACCGATAACTGCAAAAAGGGGAACTGCTTCTTTAGATAGGATTGATAGTGGTAAAGGTTATATTGAAGGTAATGTTCAATGGCTTCACAAAGATGTGAACATGATGAAAAGACATTATAACCAAGATTACTTCCTCTTTCTTTGTAAGAAAATTGCTGGGGGAAGCTGTGAAATCGTTGACCTGACCTGATAGGAATAGAATGTTCTATGTCTTGACCAAAGATGACTGCATTTGGTGTGATGCAGCTAAAGAACTCTTGAGCAAAACGGATACCCCTTTTGGGGTATTCGACTACCGTGACCATCCTATGCTTGCTCTACTTATGAAGAAGGCAGGACTACGTACTGTACCACAGATTTGGGTTGACACTCCTGATGGAAGAGAGTATATAGGTGGTTATGAAGACTTGATGAAATGGATTGCTACAAACAGTTTGACAAAACCTGTTACCTCAAGTGAATCGGAATAAATAATGACCACAACCCCTCAACGAACCAAGCGAACCACAAAGTATAAGGGTGCAGAATCAGAGGCAGTTATGCGCACTGTCTCTCTTAAAGCCCTCAATGACAATCAAAAGCATTACATCAAGGCTCTTAACGACTTTGATCAAGTGATTGTTTGTGGCTTCTCTGGTACAGGTAAGACTTACATTGCTGCTACTGTAGCTGCTAACATGTACGCTCAAAAGCAGATTGATAAGATCATCCTTACTCGTCCTAATGTATCCGTAGGTAAAGACCTTGGTTACTTTCCGGGCACTCTTGAAGAGAAGTTTGCCCCTTGGGCAATGCCTATCCTAGACGTTCTTATTGAACAACTTGGTAAAGCTGTGGTAGAGACGGCTATCAAGAATGGTAATATCGAGACGGCTCCTCTATCTACTATGCGTGGTCGTTCCTTAAAAAATGCTTTCATCATTCTTGACGAAGGTCAAAACACTACTGTGCCAGAGATAAAAATGTTCTTGACAAGAATCGGTCAGAACTGTAAGGTCGTGATTAATGGAGACGTTAAGCAAACAGACATTCGTGGACAGTCTGGTTTGTCTAAGGTTATCCAGTTGGCTAAAGACTACAAGTTGCCTGTTCCAGTGATTGAGTTTGGAGTAGACGACATTGTTAGGTCTGATATCTGTAAGCAATGGATCATTGCATTTGAAAAAGGTAAGAATGAATATGACGTTTAAGATTGGTGACAAAGTTAAGGTTAGTGGTACTCACTATTCCTTTGATGGTAAAGAGGGGATTATTTCGGGGGTTCACCCGGAAAGGGATGCCGCAATGGTCACTAAAATTAGCCCCCTTGCCCCTGAAGGAAAGTATTATGTATCTTTTAGTGAAATGACTCTTGTTGAAGCAGATCCTGTAGTGGAAAAGGAAGATGTAGTGTTTAATATTGGTGACAAAGTTCGTGTAACTGGTGATAAAGGTCGTGCATATCACAGTCTTGAAGCAGGCACTATTGGCACTTATGCTGAACCTACTTCAAGTACAAAATGGTTGAGAATTGTCCCTGATGATGACATGTACCCGGATCAGTGGGTTCACCGGAAAGACCTTGAACTTGTTTCAAAAGCAGAACCTGCATCTGTAGCACCTTTGACTAAAGGCTCTTCCGATGGAAAAGCTTCTGAGTATTATGACTTTCCTGAGGGTGCCTCTACTCTCAATGACCTGATTGAATACAAGAATATGACCTTTGCTCAAGGAAATATCTTCAAAGCAGCCTACCGGCTTGGCCACAAGGAAGGTATCACTACTGAGTACGACCTGAATAAGATTATCTACTATGCAGAACGTATGCTTAACCAACTGAAAGAAGGCAAATAATGAGCAGTGTTGTAAAAGACCTTATTGACCGTGTTAAACATCTGACAAAGGAGGGTACAGACGAAGCTTTGAAAGAACTTCAAGATATGCTCCAAGAACTCGAAGCTGCAATCCAAGAAAAGAAAGATAACTGATGAACCCCACTATTGACCTTGCACAACAACTGAAAGTCGTCCTTGCTACTGCTTTTAGTTTCTACCTTAAGACTCATAACTACCATTGGAATGTAACTGGCCCTAACTTCAGTGAGTATCATAAGTTTCTAAACGATGTTTATGATGAAGTGTGGGAAAGTGTAGATGCTTATGCAGAGCATATTCGTTCACTGGATACTTTCTCTCCCGGTAGCCTTTCTCAGTTTGCTCAACTGTCTAAGATCTTGGATGCTAATACTGTTATCCCCGGCCTGTCTATGATGAAGCAATTGGAAGATGATAACCGCACTCTGCAAGCTGAACTCACTAAGGCCCATGACCTTGCTGTAGAAGCTGGTGCATATGGTGTGGTGAACTTCCTTGAAGGTCAGATGGACTATCACGATAAGCTGCATTGGATGCTTCGAGCATTCACCCCGGCTGTAATGTAAAAAAATAAGCCCCTTCAGGAAATCAATCCTGAGGGGGCTTTTTCTTATTGTGCTTTATTTTTGTAGATATCAAGAATGTCCCTCTTGATTTCTTTTACATCGTCTTTTAGTTCTTGCCAAACTGCACGATCTTCTGTACGTTGGGAATCTCTGTCATTAATCTCTTTCTGAAGGAGGGCAATGGCCCTTTGGTTTGTCAGAATAACTCTGGCTACCCAACCCACAAAACCAAGACACCCAAGAAGAAAGCCGCTTACAATGGAGGTGAGATAATCATGCATTATTTACTACATCCCACGTCATAACCATGAATAAGCTTTTCACCTGTTACAAGGGACTTAGGACCACCATCAATAATCAGAGCATCAGCGTGATCATTGAAAAGAGGATTAAGCCCAGCACAAATAGCACTATCATTTTGCGTGTTGACGTTGGAGCAACTTGCTAAGAGCAACATTAGCGGGAATATTAGAGTAATCATTGATAGCTGCATCTATCTTTGTCCTTGTGGCGATATAGGTTGTTTGATCTTTGACAATGACAGCTTGCTTTTCAGTAAACTTACCGTATTCATAGATACCAAGGCACCCAAGAGCAATGCTGAAGATGAAGAGAAGAGGGAAGAAGAGTTTACTGGCTAGGTAGGATTGAATCATTTGGGAGAGCCTTCTTAAACAGTTCAGTTTGTGTGGCAATAGATTGTAGACCAAATGCACCTAGGATAAAGGCCGTATATGGCCAGACAAGGACAGTTGTCATTTCTGGTGTAGAGTAAATAGTAAGCCACACAAGATGAAGCCACATAACTATTGCCAGTTCTCTCTTGAAAGACTTATTATTCATAGGATACCTTATTTGAATGTATGGGCTAGGATGCTCAGTTCTTTAAGGCGGTTAGACCAACCTGTTCCAAACTTGTTCCAAGTGGACAAGGACTTATCATAGGCCAAACGAAGTGCGATATACTTGTCGATAAGGGTGCTAATATCCTTACCTTGCAGAGCATTGAGGGTCTGATTACCAATCACCCCATCAGCCGTTACACCAAGCACTTCCTGTAGCCATATAATAGCCTCATGTACACCAGAGTTGACTGCGCTATCGAACACAACCATGTCAAGGCCAGAGGGTAGCTGATCACCACAGACCCTATTCCAGTAGTCACGTTGATAAATTTGACAAGCAAGTTCTTTGGTTAGGTTCTTGATATCCAGAGAAGGATAGGCCCTCTTAGAGATACCCATATTGGTTTCACCACCGGGATCACTAGGATTATTTACATATCCACCTTCATAATGAAGTAAAGGAATAATGCAATTATGGAAATTATCCTTCATTTGGATTAAGTACCTTATACAATTCAGTTTGTTCAAAAGGGATAATGTCTTTTTCTTTAGACAAGGCTTCCCAATCAATATTGCCCGGCTCTACAATAACTGTGTGAGAACCTTCAATTTTAGCCAATACTGTATTTTCAGCATTATGCCATTCAAGGATATAGTTCATGTCATCACCGCCGATCTAGCATCAAAATCATACTTCAACAAAGTTACTGTTCCTGTACCTGTGGCCCCACCACTAGTACCTGTACCAGTAACTTCAACGCCAATACAGTCACCCGCAGCAAGAGTAATATCTACAGTCACGTTTGTCTGGTTAGTTGTATAGGTTTGTACAATAGTAGCATTTTTACGAATATTCAATGCTCCTGAGGTTCCAGTTACTGCAAAAGTTAAGTTAACCCTTACTGTGCAGGCCACAAGTGCAGTAAAAACAGAAGGCATAATTTGATTTACAGAAGGGGTACTGGTATTAGATGATGCGGAAACAGTTCCAAAAGGAAGACAGTTTCTTTGAACAATTGCACCAGCTACAGGAGAGTACATAGCTGGCCCAACAATACGAGGGGCACCTGTAGCACCTTCAGTGATAGCCACAGGATTATCACGCATTTTAGTCATAAGATCAGAAGTGATCGGGCTATTAGGATCAATTTCTGCATTAGTGATTGAGATATAACTTGTCATATCGGGTTCCTTATTATATCATTACATAGGGCGAAGAATTGTCAGAAGCAAACACAAGAGTAGAAGCATCTACAATATAGCCACCCTTAGCTTTTTCTGTGGTTGTAGCAGTAGCATAATCATTAGCAGTATTAGCCATAACCCTAGCAAACCTACCTGCGTAGTTATATGCTTGAGCAGTAACTTCTACTTCATGGCCATAGTTAGTTTCCATAAGCTTAATGACCTGAAGGTCAGTAGGAATAGGATTACCAACCTCATCTGTAATGGTTCTGCTTGTCACTTCAATAACATCTGCAAGACCAATAGACCTGTCTTTAGCATCCAAGACAATACGGTAGTTTTTAGGTGCAGTATTGAACCTGTTAAGCAGTCGAATAGACAACAGACCGACAATAGAGTCAGCCCCATTATTTACCCATCTACAGAAGATTTCTCTAATACGAGTATCACCATAGGCTTGTTTGCTTTCAGCATTACTGTCAATAGTAACAGTAAGCCTATTATAATTTTCTTTAGCAGAGATACTCTTAGTAGGGTCAGCTTGAACAGAGTAGAAGTGGATTTCTGTAAGACGGTATTGATCCAAGTCCTGTTGTTCAATCTCTTTGATATTGTTTCTATCCGACAAAGGGTAGGCAGTATCGTCAAAAAGAGGACGGTTAGCTTTAAGACCAATCTTGTTATTAACAGAATCCCACCAGATACTAACACCAAGAACAGCCAGTTCACCAACAAGAGTATTAACACCTGTAGGTGCTGTAATAACAGTGTCAAGATAGACAGAAGACATCCAGTCAGTTACTTCTTGTGCCCATGCAGCAGTATCAATATAAGCAGGATTGATATTTGCATAGTTGACCAAAAGGTCATAGACCACTGTATCCATTCTAGCGTGGGTATATGCTAGTACTTGCTGGAAGCTATCTCCTGCACTGTGTGTGGCAGCAGTAGTACCATACTGGCCTCTGGCAGTGAAGGTTACTACATCCCCTGTGAGGGAATATGCCACAATCTCAGAGCCAATGACAGCATACCCACTAGGGGAATAGCTAGAACCAATGCCTGTAGGAGACAGAGTAAAGGAAGTATCAGTCTCAAGCATATCTACAGTCAATGTACCTGTGGAAGCTTTAGGAGCAACAGCCTTAATATCATCTGCCAGAGAAAGAACATCTTTACCCTCAAAGGATACATTGCCATCACTATCAGGTCCAACCATGTTAGTGATAATAAAGTTTCTGGTTCTGGTATTTGTCAGAGTGCCATTATCAATATACCCATCAATGATACGGAGAGGACGCCCAACATAATAAGGGGATCGACTACGTAGTTTTGTGAAAAAAGTACCGAGAGTTGTTGGATCATATCCGCCTCCACTATATTGGGCAGCACCACTAACTCGTTCGGGTTGGTACTTATCTACAAGCCTGTCATTATAAGGGAAATCAGTAAGTGTCACTGTTACTGTGGCCCTACGTCCAAAAGCACTAAGGCTTTCATCAGAACCAGCAATATTAACAGTGGAAGAAATTGCAGAAATACTTTGCAGAGCAGGGAAATAGATTGCAGAACCTTTCGGAAAGTTAACCCTAGGGCTTGCAAATCGAAGAGTCTTCGTATTAATAGTCTTAGTCAGATCAAGGTAATTACCATCATAAGCAGATTTGAACTGACAGGTAGCAAAAGTATTAAAGCACTTCCGCTGACCTGTTGTTCCTAGAACAGCCAAACAGGGAGAGGTGCCATAAGTACGAGTGCAATAGTCCATATCAATTTCTACGATTTGGACAGGCTCTCTATTATTGGACATAAGCCTCTACCTCCATTGTTACCCTTACCCAACTACCAGTTTCAGTAAAGGTTGGTTTCATTTCTGCATTAGGCTTTCTCCAACAATAACCTATATCCTTAGTAAAGGTTGAAGGTCCACTTGCCCAAACAAAACCATGACCACCATTATACCAAGCCTTAAATGGTTGCAAGTCAGCTTCAGCAAATGCTCTAGAGAAAGCCACAAGACTGATAGAAGTATCAGCCCCTTGACGAAGTACCCTGTTGCCCATAAATTGGCCACCAAGGCTTTTAGATTGAAGAAGTTGTACTGTCTGTGCTTGCCAGATAGGTGTATAGCTAGGCATAACCCCACCGGGGAATACAAACCTATCTCCCAAGATAACAATACCAACTACAGGAATTGTGGTTCCTGTAATATACACTCTCCAATACCTAGCAGAAGTATCTGCAAAGATTGCCAAGATAGGTGTATCATCTGTGGGTGTAATAACAGTACTTACTGTAGTCCAAGTAGTTCCATTAGGAGACGACTGAAGCTGTACTGTAGCCCCACTGGAACCAATAGTATGTCCAATAAGGGCTACACTGTTTACAAGCTTTGTGGCATATCCAGTACCAAGGTCTATTTGGACATAAGCAGGAAGGGCTGTGGCTTGCCAATAATCATACGTAGTCTCTGTATAACAATTAGCTACAGGGCCATCAGTAGTTGAGGTTGAAGCAGTTACTATAGAGGTACTGTAGGACAAGTAATTATCCCACAGTACCATCGGCAGAGTAGCATCGTCAGTAGGAGTACCATTAACATAGATCATCGTTGCACCTGAAAGACCATACCTCTAGCACGGTTCTCTTTATAAAGACTGTCAAAGAGTTGAGACAACTGTTCACCAGTAAAGATATCCGTAGGTTTAATCCCTTGGATCAAGACTTGTTGTGGAGTTGCTGTTTGTGCAGCAGCAGCAGTAGCTGTAGAAGTTGAAGGTATGGTTGCAGAAGGTTTACCACCAGAACTACCAGACTGGATAGATGCCACAAACCCTAGACCCGCAGAAATAATGCTACCAGCAGCAGCAAGGTTCGCTGGGAAAGGAAGCTTAAGGGCAGCAGCAGCACCAGCATAAGTATCTGCCAAAGCTTGGGCAGCACCAAGAACCTTAGCCATTTTAGCGGCCTTAGCATTATGTTCGCCCAAAGCTGTTAGGATTTGAGCACCAGTACCCAAAACTGTAGACAGTTTAGCTACACGACCTTGATTTTCAATAGTTTGGAGAGCAACTTCATGTTTACGTGTCAAATCAAGTTCTGTTGCCTGATACTCTTTAAGCGAAATAATTCTTTTAGAGAGAGCAGACTTAAGTGCTTTTTGTCTTTGATCATAAGCAGTATCCTCTTCTTTAGTAGCATACTCATTAAGCTTTTTGGAATCTTCCAAGTACTTATAAATATCCTTCAAAGAAGTCTCTGCACCACCACCACTACCAGCAGCACCTCCTAAACCCTTATCTTTTTTAGGTTTGATAGAAGCACCACCGGGACCAAAATCAATATTCTTAAAGAGTTTGTTAGTATCAATACCGGGAGATTCCATACCGTAGTCATGCATAACATTGGCTGGCATACCGTTAGCAGGAAGACCTCTGCCTGACATGTTAGCCATATTATTAACTTTATACATGTACTGAGACAAAGCACTTGCTGCATCTGAGGCGGCAATAATCTCCCCAGCCCAACCATTAAGACTGACTGAAACTGCACCTGTTTCCCCTGCCATAGCATGGAAAGTGTTTTTAAGGAGGTTTGCTTTTACGTCTGAACCTTCAAGAACACTTTGTTGATCTTTTAGGTCTTGAAGGTGCTGTAATTCAAAAGCAGCTTTAATACGGGCTTGATCTGTAAGCTTTCTTGTGGCTTCATCTTGGTCTTGAAGCACTTGAAGTTGTGTTTGTAGATCTGCAAGTTGTTTCTTAACTGCCTCACCTGCAAGTGCAAACATAGCAGCGGCACCAAAACTTTCAGGGGGGTTTTCTGAAATAGTTTTATTAAGATCTTTTATTTGCTGTTCAAGATCGGCCATTTGCTTTCTAGCTTCACCCACAGCAGGGTTTGCTCCAAATTTAGCTTTAAGAAAAGCTTCTTGATTTTTTTGGATTTCAGCAGTAAGTTCTTTGACAATTTTGGTATAATCCTCAAGATCGCCACCAGCATCTTTAGCACCTTTACCAGACCTAAGAAATGCCCCAACAATAGCTGTAAGAAGAGGGATAGCAATACCAAGACCAGCAGTAAGAGCACCAATACCCACACTCATGCCAAGCAAAGGAACCTCTGTAATAGCAAACTCTTTTGCAAGTTCTGGAAGAACATATATCAACTGAGTCATTTGTTGACCAAAAGCCATAACAACATTAGCACCAGATTGAATTTGCACCAAAAAGTCACCAACCTGATAACCAGTTTGTTGCATAACAAAACCCATGCCAGAAAAAGAACTACGGGTACTGTCTATTGCTTTAGTCTGTTGAGCAAACCTATTAGAAGTTGTTGCGGAACCGTTATTGAAAGCGATATATTCTGCTTCAAGTTTTGCCAACTCTGCTTTTAAAGTGTCCGCATTACCAGCACCCTTAGACATAGCAAGATTGATCTCGTTTTGAGCAGCTTTATAAAGTTTGGTCGCAGCATAAGACTTATCATATTTAGTATTAAGGTAGTCAAGCATGTCAGCTTCTTGCTTTGCAGCTTTAGCTGTTTCTGCATCAGCAGCAATCTGTGCTTGAATCTCCGCTTGTCTATTTTTGATAAGAGTGTCTGAAACTCTTTTTTCATCAGCTAGCCGTTTAGCTTCAAGCTTTTCACTCTCTTGCATCATAGAGAGTCTACGTTTCTGTGATGAAAACCAATCGTCTTGTTCTTTTTGCTCTTCTTTATACCGTTGCATAGACAAAGCAAAAGCTGTGTCAGCCTTAGCACCAAGGTCTTTAATTGCAGCAGCCTTAATTGCAGCAGTTTCTTTTTCAACAGCAGCAGCTTGTTTCTGAAGGGCAATTGCATCCCTTGTTGCCACAGAAGTCATATCAAGGTGAGTTGCTATTTCTTCAAGGCCACGATTAACTTCCTCACTACTGATCACACCTTCTTCAAAAGCTTTTGTAAGCCTTTTAAACATTGCTTCAGCAGCAATAGTACTCTTAATCATCTTATCAATAGAAGTGCTATCAATAGGGATTACAATAGGGTCAATTAGGTCGCTCATTGATAATCCTTACATATATCGTATCTAATTTCTTGATGATATCAACCTCTAAAGGAGATAGTTGATTTCCAGTTAATTGTTGCCAATAGGCAATCTCAGTATAGGTCAGTGGTAACGGACCAGAATATCCTTGACCACGGGCAGAGTTCAAACTAAGAAAGGCAGACCAGACATACTCCATTAGTTCAGGGAATTCAGGTCCCTGTAATTCTACTGGTGTTTGTCCGATCTGCCTTTCAACTGCTTCTAAATGTTCTCTCTCAGAGATACCATCTTTATCAGGAATGCTTAGTTTGAAGTCCCATTCCGCATAGTTTTGAAGATCAAGGATTACTTCTTCAAAAAAGAAGTATAGTCTTCTTGGGCTTCTACAATCTGATCTTTAAGCCACGGAAGCTTTTGATAAAGGTCTGTAGCTTCAGCCACAGAAAACTTAAGAGGCTTCTTATTAAAAATCAAATCCCACTCTTTTGTGGTTTTAGCAATCAGTTCAACAGAGGCAAGATCAATTTCTTCAGCAGTGAAAGTAACTTTCTTGGTCTTCTGTGCTTTTTGAATTCGCTTGTTTGTCTGATCATGCAATGCAGCCTTGTACTCCTTAGAGTGAGGTGCATAGACAGTGATAGACATTTCAGTACCATCATCTTTGGTCAGAGCATCTTCAGTAACAGGATGCTTCAAGAGAACAGTGATAGTATCAGTAGTCGGGATCAGGCTAGAAAGGTCCATGTCGGGTATGTCCTTAGAGGGTTATATATATAAAAGTATCTGAATATCATTAAGGATAATCATAATCCTTAGTGGACATATTCAGGGTGGGGCGAACCCTAAAGTAATATGGGTGTAGAATCCCATAAGTCAAGGGGTAAACGAAAATAAATTTAGTGTGTGTCGGGAACTGAATTTCGGGACGGAGAACCTTGCCCGACACAATCTTCCCCGTCCCTACCCCGAAGGGATTCTATTAGGTACGGGTGAGTTTGATGTTAGTCGCTTCAGTCGTATCGTACAGAGCAACAAACGGCATAGTGACAACACGGGCCAGAGGACCACTGACAGGAACAGCAGCACCATTGATCTTGATACGCGGGAACAACCAAGTGTAAGCAGAAGCACCAGTAGGGTCGTTCACAGCGACTTCAAGAGCGGTCTGTGTTTCATTAATGAAGCGGTTGATCAAGGTAGCATCAGCGAAGTATGCAGTGATAGTACCCTCAACTGTAGCCATACCATACTCAAGCTGCGGAGTGGAAGCAGAACCAACCACAAAAGTAGGAGCAAGAGCATTGTTGATAGTGAAGTCAATACCAGTGATCGTGGCCACAGAAGCAAGAGAACCGCCAGCATCAGCAATCTTAATCGTACCTGAATAGCTGTCAAACGGTTGGTTGCCCAAAGTAGCTGTTTTAATTGCATCCAAAGACGTGCCAGAAATGGTCATGTCTTTACCAATCATGCCAAAGGTACCAGTGACCATTTGGTTCGGTTTAATCGACACAGCAAGGCTATTCATGCTTACGCCAGTAAACAGACGGAATTGGCTAATGTCATTGGCAGAGTCTTCAAAGGAGAAGGACTTCGGAGTAGTACCAATCTTCAGCACGTTGGTAGAGAAGGTATTCATAAACAGACCTTCAAGCAGGGGATCAAAGTCACCCTTACGAAGGTCAACAACCATATCACCAGCAACCTTACGATTACCATGACGATCAATACGAAGCATACGGTCAGGCTGAAGTTCATTACCTTGGACACGGTCTTTGGTCAGTTCAAGAGTATGAGTGTTGTAGGGAAGTTCAATGTAAGATGGAGTAGCAGGAGTAGTGCCAAACGTAGTTTCAGCTACAAAAGAAAGGCCAGAACGAGAACCTTGTGCAAATGCCATTTTTAGTTTCCTTTATCAGTTATGGTAGCAATACCAAGCAACATTGATTGGTGTGCAGTAGAAGGGGCTGTCAAGGAAACTTCCCCTGACTTCGGAATAGTCAACGGTGATAATCAGACCATTGTAGGAGATATCTTTTGTGGCTTGGAAACTTGCAAGCAAAGTATCCGCGATATCATAGCCAGCACCTGCACCAGCAGCTTCAGGTGTACATATTAGTAGTGTATAGAGGCCTTGATAGAGTTGCTGGGGGTTGAGGCCTCTTGTAGTAGGACGCCTTGCTGTAGGTACGATACTAGCCTTGATAAAGGGTGTTCCTACCTTTTGGGCATAAGCAACATTTTCTTTAACCACAACAGGGATGCCAGAGGTATTTGATAGTTGGTTATCCAAACATGCTCGGATATCATTAATGATTGTCATGGAGAACCTTTTACTTTTGCTATAGCTTCCGCCAAATAGATATTAGACTTATTTTCTACAGTAGAGTAGATATAGTAACCATCACGACGCCAATTAGGCCCACCAAATTCAACAATTCTTGCATGAGGCGCTACGTTATTGATATAAATCTTATAGCTATCTGGTGGTAGATTTTCAATCTCTGATAAAAGAGTGGATAGGGCTGTTTCTTTTTTTGCGGAAACATCAAGGGCTTTTGGTATACCCCTAACAATTTTACCAGTAAATCTACCAGACATGGGTGTTTCAGAAATGTGGTGTGAAGAAACATACTGTCCTGTGTCTACAGGAGACATGGCTACAATATCTTCTGCCAAATTTATAAGAAACTGCTTTTTTACACCTTCAAGCTTTGCTTCTACAGATTTAAGGACCGATGTTAATGTTTTACCTATGGCCCTATTAAGCATAATTAACCTTCAACCTTAACAGTATAATAAACCACAGAACCATTAGATTTAACAACGTCAACTTCAACTACATCAAGAGTATAACCACCAAACAAAATTTGATCATTAACTTTAGGCAAAGGAAGTGCATTACCATTCGTCTGATAGTTAGTCAAAAGAATATGACGAGCATTCTTTACAACAGAATTATTAGTCAACAAAGAAGGTACAGTGGTGGAAGAGTATCCATAAGCCTTGTAATCAACATAGGTCAGAGGGACAGTTCCAGTCAAGTCATCATAGAAGCCTGTAGTTCTCTGACGAACAGTGCAAATCTCACCATGCTCTTTAATGAACCGTCTAGTAGTAGTTGTACTAAATGCCATAGAAATAATCAGGCGTGTAGAAACCTGCCCTCTTATTATCAAACTCTTGTACTTCAAACGAAGAGACAACACGATCAGGGTCAAGTTTAGCATTCGTCATATCAACGATACTAATACCACCAGCGAAAGCACCAAGAGAGCGACCATTAGTCTTCTTACCAAGATTGGAAAGATGAATGCTAAGGTTCATATAGTGAGCGATAATATCGCCATACTTACTGATACCAGCACCTTCTAGTTTGGTATCAACAAGCCTAGAAAATTTAGCAGCAATAATAGTGCAAAGCCAAGAACCAGCATAATAGATACTATTATTAGTTTGTGCAAGAGAGAAGAAAACTTCTTCATCTTGAATCATTTGGTCTGTGGTATCAGTATCACCAATCAACAGACGTACAGAATTGAGCCGGCCCGAAGCTGTATCAACACTCAAATCGGTAGGGTTATAACTCCAACTCAAAGCCGTCTCCTTTTCTTATTCCATATCACCGTAAGTCATCCGCCAACGACGAATAAGACCAATCTGCTTGTCTTTAACTTTGCTTGTGGCGCATTTCTTAGCCAAAAACTCAGAAGTATCTTTTGTCTTATCTTTGACTTTACCGTTGATGTTAGCTACAAGGACTTGCAACTGCTCAATAGTAAGTTCTTCAAGACCGTCACCAATAGTGACCTTTTTAACTACTTCTTCTTCCAACTCTTCATTGTGGTGAACAAAGCCACCAACATAGATAGCATGGACCTTTTCAAGAGGGATTTGAAGAAATTCCCAATTAAACCGATCCCCAGCTTTCCAGAAAGTACCCGCTGCCTGAAAAGGCACCTTCGCAAACAGCGGGCGATTTTGTTGGAAGAAGGCATTATTGTGTCGGGCCATATGCCTTCTCCTGTTAATTAGGCAACTACAGTGCCGATGAAACCACCAAGGTCAGACGAGACAACCTTTTGGTCATAAGCCAGATTGGCTTCCAGCAGTTCTGCGATACCTTCGACACGCAGGAAGTCACCAACATACGAGCGAATGTCGATACCATAACCGGAGTTATTAGCAACATCATTCCAAGTGAAGGTGTAACCAGCCGAGGGAACCATCAGGCCAGAGGCCTTCGGGCGGTAGTACAGAGCCGCCGATTTGCCACCAATGAAAGCGTTAGCTTCCGTCAGGCCTTCAGCAGCAGTGTTCTTGACCGTTTCCATGATCAGGAACTCTTCCACACCGAAAATTTCGGCCAGCTTGGAGTCAGTGATCAAGGCAGTGTTGGTGACGGTAGCGCCGCCATTCAGACGGTTCAGGATATCCGGGTGGTTAACCAGAATGTCACGGGTTTGCTTACCAACAACCATGACGTTCGGCTTAAAGCCACCGGACTTCAGTTGCACAGCTTGCATCAGCGAAGTAATGTCACGAATCGGAGTCGAGTTCGTGTAGTCGGACCATTGACGCACTTGGTTAGCCGAGGGAGAACCCGAAACACCAGTCCAGTCATTACCCCAAACCGAAGCAGCGAAATACTTGGAAGCCCACTTAATTTCACGGTCAATCAGGAGTTGATACGTCAGCATCTGCGCACCAGCAGCGCGGATATTCAGAGCGGTGTCTTCGTTTGCCAGCGTTTCGAAGTCGAAGTTCGTAGCCAGCGAATACACGTCAGCCGAGTACGTATCCAGCGACAGCGACATACCAACCACAGGGGCTTTAGTACGCGGAGCGCGGAGTTGGACTTGACCAGCGCGATTAAAGTCAGCGCGGTTATAGATGTAGTATTTGTTAGTCTTGTTGCTAACAGCCACACGCGGGAACACTTTGTCCGCAATGAAACCAGCCTGATCTTGCAGATAAGCAATCGTGAGGTTGGTAAGCGGTTGATCGACGTGAACTGAACTCGGAGTCAACATAGCCATATTTTATATTCCTTATTTTAAACTAGGTAGTCTTAGGCAGCAGTGCCGTCAAGACGGATATCCATCGTAATCACTTGGCCCGAAACAGCATCTTCCAAAGCAGTGCCAAGGATGATTTGACCAGTCGTAGCAGTGATAGCTTTACCTGTGGCATCCGAAGCGACAGCAGCGCCCTTGGCGATAGTGCCAGCAGCCACAACCGACACACGGCCATTGTAAGCAGCAGCAACAGCCTTGCCCGAAGCTGCATCAGTAATCGAGACAGCATCAGCACGAACACCAGCCGTGCCAACATGAGCAGCCAGACCAGCAGTCATCACGATGAAACGGTATTGGGAGACAGCAGCACCAGTGACATAGCTGCGGGTAGACATATTTTCGGTAAACGCCATAATTAAGGCTCCTTATTTCTTATAGGTTTGAAGCAGAAGGGCTTTACCTTCAGCGGTTTTGGTCACAGCAGCGTATGCTTTATAGAAGTCTTCCTTCTTGTCTTCTTGACGAGCCTTAACCATAGCTTGTAGCTTTTGATCAGCAGTCATAAGACCAGTTTCGCTATCCGTTTTACCAACTTCTTGGAAGAGGCCAGCAAAGGCAGCATCAGCGGATTTGAGAAGAGCCAGAAGTTCAGCATCTTCACCAATAGACTTCAGCAGTTTACCGCGCTGATCAGGTGTCCCAGAGAAGTTGGGGAGTTCTTCTTCAGCACGTTTACGGAGTTCTTGGGCTTCTTGGGCTTTTTGAACTTCTTCTAGTTTCTTAAGGACAGGCAGCGGGATGGAGGACTTAGCAACCATTTCGCCAGCGAAGTCAATCATCACTTCTGCCTTAGCAACGTCTTCCTGAGCCTTTTCTTCAAGGGCTTTAGTCAGTCGTTCAACTTCTGCTTTCAGCATTTCAACTTCTGCCATATCTTCATCAGCTTTATCTACTTCAGCAGTATCTTCAGCTTGATCTTCTTGGGCTTCCATTTGCATTGCAGCAGCTTCTTCTTCGGGGGTTTTAATTTCGATTTCGATGCAAACGCCCTTATCGACTTCTTCTTTTTTAGCCTTAGCCATTTTAGTATCCCGTTTAAAAAGGGCGACAGTTGCCGACTTATTAGCGGGAGAATCCACCAGCGACACCTCGTCTAGTTCCAAATCAAGGAGTTCATTCAATTGATTTTCTCCCGCTTTGCTCTTCCGCCAATCGAAAAAGCTTTCAGTTCACCAGATTTAACCTTCTCCCACACTGCATCGTCATAAACTTTGCAGGCTACGATCCAGCCTTCTTTATCTGATGTAATGCCAAGGGCTTCACCAAGTGCTTTGGTTAGTGGCAAAGAGTGAACAAACTCACCAACTTTACCTCCCGAGTGCATTTCTTTAGTGACACGAGTAGAAAGCATAAACTCTGTAGCAGCTTTCATTAGCGTGTCAGCTTTAATAACATCACCTTGTGTATCAACCACAGGAATGCCGTTTTCAGTAATAACTGAGGCCCAACCCCAAACCATTCGCTGCTCATTGTCAGCTTTAAGGATTTGACCTTGAATTTCCATTTTCTTCACAGAAGCACCTTTTGCTTTAGACCATGCACTAGCGAAAGCTTGACTTTCTGTGGCACCACCATCTAGAACTGAATTAAAAACACTTCTAAATACCGTTTGTTGGTGATTACTCAACTTACCACGAACAGCTTTAGGTAAATCTGAATTATGTGTGTAGGGCATTATTTTTTACCAAAAGAAGTTGTTGATTAGAGTAAATTCTAGTACCATTAGAAGTTACAAACCTAACTACATTATCAATATCTGTTTTTTCAGGTATAGCACCGGGAATAGGTGGCATAGCAGAAATATGCTGTTCATAAATCTCTGTGGAATAAACTCTGATAAAACTAGAGCCATAAAAACGCCACATAGCATTAAGTTGAGCGCCTTCACCCTTATTACAAGAAAAATCACCATACATTGAATAGGCAGTATACCCAGCAGGTACAGTATATATGGACATTGAAGTGGCACCAATACTTGGGTCAATCTTCCCCACCAAAGTGCCTAAAGAACTTCCAATCCTAATAGAAATAGTCCCAAGATTAGAAGAATCTCCATCCAAATAAATAGCACTATTTAGCCTATAAAATACAGTAGTTCCGGTATTGACATAAGTTGTGCCAGAAAGTTGGACTAGCAATGTAATAGGATTATAGTCAGTATCTAGGCCACTAAGAAGGACGTTTTTAATATCTGAAGCATTAGAGCTTGCAAGATATAGAACTTTACCTCCACCATTCCAAGCAGTCCAAGGATAAGGTCCAGTTACATTCCAAATACTTTCAGGAACATCTGCAACCTGAACGCCATCATTAACACCACTAAGAAAAACTACAGAATGGTCATTAACTTCCCCTTTAGCAATAGGAAGATTATTTACTTCAAAAAGCCGTCTTGCCCAAGCGGTCATTATGCTAAACTCGGATAAATGATAAGAGTATCATTGTTGTTGTTTGGAAAAGTTTCAATAGAAGTGTTTGGATAAGTTACTTCAAACTCAACATAGTAAGTGCCGGGAACATTAGTGTCACCAGAAACCCAGTTATATTGCACAATGCCATTTAGGGCGCTAACAATAGTCATCTGAGAGTTGATAGTGAGGCTACCATTTACATTCTTCATATGGAAGTTTACCACACAATTAGTAAGATTAATAGCAGCCCCACTATAGTCAGTCAATGTCGCTTGAAGGGAGGGAGAAGTATCATTTTGCTTGATTGAAAAGGTCATTTATGATAATCCTGTTATTACCTTCAAGGTCGGCATTATTAGAGGTGTCTTGAATAGACGCAAAGTTACTATTGTCCACAGAAGCTTTATTAAAGATTTCTGTAATAGAAACTCTGTTAGTTGAATCTCCTGTAATAGACACAAACCTATTAGGCGGTGCATTTACAAAAGGACTTTTAAGAACTGGTATTCCAGAAAGGATATTTCCAGAAGACAAGTTAACGATAGTTACTTCTACTGGACTTCCTAAAGAAGGTTGACCAATCAAGATACCATTTGCAATAAGAACATTCTTACCGATAATATTAGGATTACCAAGAATGGGCGAATTGTAAGTGATATTAGAAGCAGAGAGATTAAAGATACGACCAGCAGTCGGTGTACCAAGGATAACTGCACTAGAAGTTATACTAACAGAAGTCAGAACATGCTTCTGAGTAAGTGTTGTGGCATTAACCTCAACAATACCAGACAGTATCCCTATGGCACTAAGCACATGCTTTTGGCTGATAGTGCTTTGTCCAAATACAGGTGTACCTATGGTAATATCCGTAGCGTACAGCACCCTTGGCGTCAGAAGTACAGGTGTACCAAAAGTAGGTGTACCCTCAACAATACTAGTGGATACTAGCACGTTATTTTGAGAAATAGTCGTAGTAGTCAGTTCAACAATACCAGTCGTAATTCCTGTAGAGGAAAGACTATGGATTTGTGTTAGGCTACTTGCACCTAAAGTGGGAATTCCTGTAACAATCCCAACAGAAGTTAGGACATAGGGTACAGATAGTATAGGGCTATCAAGCGTTGGTGTACCACAAACAATACTTGTGGAAGTTAGTACTTGCACTTGGGTAATAGAAGAATTATCAAGAACAGGTGTACCACAAACAATGCTAGTAGAAATCAGAGCTTGTGTCTGGTTAATTACTGGGTTATCAAGAACAGGAGTTCCTGTAGTAATACCAGTAGAGGTCAGACTATCAGTAGAACCTAAAGGATATCGGATAATAACGATACCGTTACCACCTTTACCAACCGATACTGCACTTAGGCCACTAACCCAACAAGCACCACCAGATCCACCACCAGAACCATCATTAGCAGCAGAAACACTTAAGTTTTGAGAGTTACCAGCAGAACCACCATTGACACCATAGCCCGGTATACCAGTATTACGGCTTGCGCCACCACCACCGCCAGCAAAACTGATAGGAGCATCGAAGAAGGTACTAAAAGTAGCACCAGCCCCACCATTACCGCCAGTAGTTGTTGTGGCAGAACCACCTATAGCAGAAAAACCACCACCGCCGCCGCCAAAGAATTGGGTACTGTTACCAGTACCACCGGCACTACCTTTACCCGCTGTTCCAGAGCCACCAGAAGTAGAACCAGTTACACCCGGTCCACCACCACCAGAACCTCCTGAGCCACCATTTGTTGTACCACCACCTGAACCACCACCTTGGGCAGTAAGGCCGTTGAAGGTAGTATTACCGCCAGCATTACCTTGAGTAGCTGCGCCAGCAGATGCAAGGGCTGCACCACCTGAGCCAATTACAATAGGATAACTTCCGGCTGAAAGGCTTATAGGTGAGCCAACAGTATGGATAAGGCCACCAGCCCCGCCACCACCACCAGCAACAGCCCGTCCACCTGAGCCACCACCACCAACCATAATGTATTCAACATTGGTGAGGTTAGAAGCTGGGGAGAAAGTCCCACTAGTAGAGAAAACATGGTAGCGATAAGTTGTAGCACCAATCGTCTTATCATAGGTAGTATTGGTACCGGGAATAAGATCTGCGGGATAACGGATCATTACGATACCGTCGCCACCTTTACCGGAAATATTGGTAGTTAGTGTTGTTCTAACACCGCCAGAACCACCACCAGTACCATCAACACCTGCGGCTGAAGAGGCTGTACCTGACCCAGCAGAGCCGCCACCTAGGCCACCTGCCGTGGTAGTACCTCCGCCACCTCCACCACCTGCATAGGCTGCTTTTATTCCAGAGAACGTAAAGTAAGTGCCTGCACCACCAGCACCAGTACTAGAAGCATCGACACCAACGGCAGAGTTACCACCACCACCGCCACCAAATTGGAAGGTCACTGTGGAGTTAAATAGACCTGCACCACCAGCATTACCTTGACCTACGGTACCTGTACCGCCAGCCGTAGCACCACTAAGACCGGGACCGCCACCACCAGAACCACCATTGCGTCCAGTTGTAGTTGTTGTGGCACCGCCTCCACCACCCCCAATAGCACTAAGACCATTGAAAGTACCATTAGTGCCGGGGTTGCCGTTTCTAGCAGTAGAGCCAGTAACAGTAGCAGCACCACCTACACCAACAGTAACAGGAAAGCTACCAGCAGACAAGGCAATGGGTGAACCGATGTTTTGGAGAAGGCCCCCTGCACCACCACCACCTGCACCACCTGCGTTTCTACCACCAGAACCACCGCCTGCAACTAGGAAATATTCAACATCAGAGCCACCAGTAGTGACTGTAAAAGTTCCATCAGCCGTAAAGGTGTGTAGACGCCAAAGCTTATTAGCATCCCAAATATAGCTAATTGAACCGCCAGTCGCTAGGGTCATTTAATTTAAACCTCTTCTTGCGGAGGGCTAAACCCACTCTCTTGTGTCCAGAGCCAACCTAGCGCAGGATATTGATCCATACTTGTAATTTCAATCCAAAAACCGGGGTACAAAGCCGGATTTTCAGACATATATTGTGCAGTTGTCTTTCTTACGTCCGTAACAAGACCCTCTGTTACTTGAACAAAATAACTGGTTTCCATTAGTCACCTATTACGGAGCAGGGATGCCAATATCAAAGGTGGTCAGAGTAAACGTATTGCCAGAAGTCACAGCTTGAGAAGCAGACAAAACACCAGCCGCAATCAGTTCCGAAGTGGCTGTTTTAACCAAAGCGTAACGAGTTGCAGTACCTGTCCCAGTGACAGTACCAGCCGAAATAGCTGGCACCGTTACTTTACGACCATTCGGGCTACGAACACCAGCAGCGCCAACAGTAACAGCAGAGTTACCGAGGGTGTTTGTGGTTACGTCCGAATAGGTAGCCGGATCACTTGCACCTTGCAGGATATGAAGAGTAGTCACGTTAGAAGTCAGATAGTTTAGACCACTATCATAGACGTTGTTACCAAGAAAGGCCATATTAGTCTCCGAAGATTATTTGGTTTGATCAGTTACATCTTGAGCATCATTAGTAGCCTGTGCAGCAAGCATAGCTGCTTTATCTTCGGCTGCTTTTGCTTCTTTTTGGGTCTTTACGTAAAGATCTTTATCAAAAGGAAGTTCAGCAACATGAAGCAATTCAGCCACAGTATCGCCTTGATTAGAGATATCAATACTTGCACCATTAAGGTTGCGAAGGAATACTGCCAATTCACGAAGGTCGTGAGGAGCAACATCACCAGCCACAAGCTTAGGCATAATGTCCCAAGAAAGACCATTCAGACGCCAAATGGACTCTACAAGTTGTTTGTTAAGCGTGTCTACAATGCTATTAATATAGCTTTCCATAGAACGAAGAAACAAGTCAGTTTTAGTTTTAGACAAAGCATACGAACCAGTAGCACCACCACCAAGCATCATAAACTCAGCCATAACAGAACGAGCAATGTCATGCTGATAGCGTTGAATTACTGGATCAGTGTTAATAGCCCGAGTGCCATTAGCGGTAATGAGTTCAATATCCATAAGACGTTGATTGGTTGGTTTACCATCCACGTCCACATAAAGGTCAGAGGGAAGGAGCGCATAACCTTGTTCATTGTTTTTCAAATCTCGAAGGATGCGTTCAAATTGCTGACGCAGGGCTGCTTGGTCTACTGTGGCATCTGAACTAAGATACTCAGCAGGCATACGGCCAACAGGAACACCATGAAGTTCACGCTCAATAGCAATAGCTTCATAGCTTTGAATCCTATTCAGGTAGGTATAAGCCACATAGGCATTACGCAGAACAGAGCGTCCAGAAGGATCATTATTAAGGCTTGTGGTGCGATAATAAATACTCTTTTCTACAGGAATGTAGATAGCTGGCTTACCCCATGTCACCATCTGGTGCATACCGAGAATTTCACTATTTTCGTGGTCAACCTCAAAANGATAGACAGTCCAAGGAGCACGGATAGCAAGTTTCTTTACGCCAATCTTACCATCATTATATTTGCTGTTCTTTTTACTGGAACGAGCCTCACCACCACGAACTTTATAGACAGTTTCAAACCATGAAAAACCATAAGTCAAGAAAGACAGGGCTTCTGCAATGTGGTCATCAAGGCTATGGTCCATGTCATCCAGAATGGACTTCATAAAGTCAGCAGCATCTTGGGCAGCAGGAGAGTTATCAATAGGAACAACCTTAATTTCAACATCGCGAAGGGTTTGTTCAACTGCGTACATAACAGCACCAATAGTGGCATTATTGTCACGCATTTCACGATATTTTTGAATAGCCTTATTGCCACGAAGGTCAACAAGAAATTCATCAGCATAAGGCAAACCTGAATAGGTATTCTGTCCAGAAACCCCAAGTTCAATTTTGCTGGCAGTTTCCGACAGCTTATTCATTAGACTACCTATTGATTTGAAGTTAGACCTTTTGCATCTGAATAGGCCAAATTAAGTGTTGGTTTAGCAATACCTTTAAGGGCAAGGTCAGTCAATGCCCAAACTAGAGCATCAAGACGGTCAGGAGAACCAATAGAACCCAAAGGTTCCCATTGAACCATTTGATTTTCAAGTTCATCCAATCCCCTAGCATGTTTAACCTTGTGTCTTTCATACAAAGCCGATACTGGTTCAGCACGGGCATACTTACCTTTAGAAGCATGGACCAAGCGAATAGGGATAGTCTCATTAACTGTTTGTAGAGTATGTCTAACCATATCCCCACCTTGATTTCGTTCTGCTACAACACGATCCGCAGTATACTTAAAATAAAGGTCATTGGCTTTAGTAGCCCACTGTTCAGGAGAATATCTGTTTGTGGCATCTTCAAGGACATAGCAAACACCATTAAGGTCTATACCTGCCACAACAATGCCAGTCATATCGCTTTCAGCATTAGCTGTAACCGCAGGGTCAATAGCCACAACAACTCTAGCAAGATTGTTAGCAAACTCTATAGGATCAGGAATATCCATCTCACAGGCTTCAAGAACATCTCTTGTCCACAAAGCACCAGAAGCTTCATCAAGGATTTCAGCATAAAGTTCTTGACGGCCAAGCCTCGTACCTTCATACAAGTTCTTCACTGTATCAAGATAAGGAGCCGCAAGATTAGCAGAGTTATCAAAAGTTGAACCAAAGGTGACAACAGTTGTTTTACCTTTAATAATGTCTCGTACAAGCTTAGTAGGCTTAGGAGTTGTAGTGACACAAACTTGAGGATGCTTGCCAAGACGAAGACAAAATTGGAGCATATCCCAAGTGTCTCTATCTCTATTCCAAGCAGCAAGTTCGTCACACCATGCACACTCAAACTGAGGTCCACGAAGACGTTCAGGTTCTTCAGCAGAGAAGAACTGTACTTGAGCACCATTCTCCCAAGTTAGTGTACGCTTAGTGGGAGACCATACAGGCATACCCATCTTAATACCACGATCAGTCTTATCACCAGCCCAACAACGAGCAAGGAAACCAGACTCACCATTAATCATAACTCGTTCAATATCAGAGTTAGTAGCAGCGATAGCAGCAATACGTTTTGCACCAGCTTTTACTTTTTCTCTGACCCACTCAACACCAGCACGGGTTTTACCAAAGCCACGACCAGCATTAATAAACCAAGTATTCCAAAGACCTTCAGGAGCAAGTTGTGTAGGCCTTGCCCAAAAATGCCAGTTATAGATTAGGGACTTAGCCTTATCGGGATCAAGTTGAGCCAAAAGTTCAGCCACATCCTCACCCATGCCACGAAGATCATCAGCATGAAGTGCTAGACCATTCTTACCAGTGGGTTCGGGTTTAGGGGCTAACTTTTTGGTGACTCTCTTTACCATTATTTCTCAACTGGCTCATATGTGTGACTTTTGTTTCTGATCTTTATTAGAAACTCATCTGGTGGGCTGTAATGAACTAAGTCAAGTTTTCTGATATAGTAACCAAACTCTTTTGCAAGGTCTGCAAGTTTTTGAGCCATATCTTCTGGCATTATTGTTGGTTTCATTACTCTTCTTTTTCTTTTTTCTTCTTACCTAGCAAAGCAAGAAGATCGTCAATAGCCCCATTATCAGAGGTTTCATCTTCAGGTTCAGCTTCAATAATGGTTTGAGTTGGCGACCAGCCAGCTTTAGAACGAAGCACAAGTTCAGCAGCTTTCCAATCACCACTTTTAGCAGCACTGATAACTACATTACCCATTTCTTCTTGTAGGTTAGCCCTAGCATCTGCAATATCAGCACGATATGTCTTATACATACCATTCATAGAGGTAGGGGCATCTTTGAATTGTTGAATGTAATCTAGGATTACTCTCATAGCCACACCAGCGCCAATTTGACGACGAATAGCTGTAGCAATTTCCATTTTATGTTTAAGTGCTTCAGCCATTTGTGGCTCCTTTAATGCGCATATAAGCCTTATATGGCTATCTAACTGCCACAAAGTAATTGGTGCCCCTGTTCAGAATCGAACTGATTTCCTCGCATTACAAAAGCGAACATCATCCAGTAAATGCTTCAAGGGCCTAGCCTGATAAACAGGAAATAAGGAACCCTCCAGGGTGCGCCCAACCGATACTCAGTCTATTAATGGCGTGGAGGGTCTATAAACAAAAGGCTCAAACCTAGTTACGCTTCCATGATACATGAGATTGTGGGGAAGATTTGTTGTTTTGCCTTTTGTTTATTAGATATAATGTTGGTGTTCTGAAAAGTCAAGGGCAATAGTGATAAAAATATCACATATTACGTATTTATTTTTCAAAACACCTAATTTTATCAGTTAAACCACAAAAATATAAAAGTTAACCACAAAAAGTTAACTGATATTTACATGATTAGCTTCTAAAGTGCAAAGGCATAGTAGTATCCCATCTGTGGATGCTTTTATCCTTTTCCCACTCTCTACGTATAGCTACAGCCTCTTCATAGCTATTTGTTCTATATACTGCTTGGGTAGGACCCCTTCTAGCTACATAGTAGCCCATAGGCATAATTCTAGCCACACCCTCAACATCAGTCTCAACAGATTTAGGCTTAACTACATGTCTGGCAGACAAAGCCTTCTCTGCTTTCTTAACCACAAGAAGATTAGAAAATTCAAAGTTAAGACAATCACCATCTTCAAACTTGATCACTTCATCATCTTTAAGGAAGTAGTTCTTGTGAAGGATATATGCTACTCTTGCAGGCTGTAGAGCAATGACTTCATCACCTACCCTAACACCCAAGTACATCTTTCCACCCTTAGTAGAGTCAAGTAGTCTACCAGACTTCTTACTATAAAACCTACCTTGTTCGTGGTCATACTCAAACTTATTATTGAGTTCCTTGTAGGAGAACCCTTTGTATCTTTCCATTGGTACTCTATCCTAGACTGATTACTGATACTCTCTATATACAGATTCTGTACAGTTCTTCAAGTACTATCTTCTAATACTCTTTATCTCTATAGATAATCATATCCTTGTACGTACAGATATCCTTATACGTACTATCCTTTAAGTAATAGTCTATCTTAGATGGGGATATATTGGGGGGAACCAACCTTAAAGTAATATAGTGTTGGTGTTCTGTAGTGTCAAGGGGCATTTGTAAAAATATTTGTATATTTATCAAAAATCTTTTTTTTTGTGGAATTTAGGTCACGAAGGTAAGTCAAATACTTTTTCGTCAAGTCTAGAATGTCACGTTCTTTATGTCAAGGTAAGTATGTCATGTAAGCTTACTATATATAAGGGGGAGATATGTCACGGCTTGTTCTTTCTTAAAATTTTTCTTATAGATTTCAAGCTGTTACAAAAGTCAGAAATTTTTCTTTTGGATTTATATGGGCTAACCCACCCCAAACGAATCACCCCCCTATAATCCCAAGGGACCCTAGACTGCTCAGGCTAACGCCCTGCGCCTAGTCAATATCTAATCGTCACTGGTATCGAAAGAGTTAGACTAGTGTGGCAAATATGTCACTGTAATATAAATGTCACGGCTTCTAACTGTCATGGGATGGTCGGTTGATTTAACTTGACAGTGTGAAATTAGTAAATCTTTTCCGTAGGATAGCGATTCGGCTAACCCCCCCC